TTTATACTTTTCCAATGCTGCTGTTTGAGCAGAAGCCGACATTCCTGTTTGCTTTAAAGCAGCTTCAAATTTCATCAATTTACTATTTGTACCACTTGTGATTGCACCATTAGATTCTGTTAATCTATTGACACGATCCATTTCGTTAGCAATATATTGTTCGGCTTTAGCTGCATCATTTTGTGTTTTAACTTGCTGACGCATAGTGTTAGTACGTGTGTCATTTGCTTGATTAAGCATAACACTCTTGCGAATTAATTCATCATATTCACCAGCCAATTCTTTAATATCTCGACCTTCAATACCATATAATGCAATCAAACGTTGTTTCTCACGAGCAAGATCAATCATTTGCTTTTCAGTCAAACCTAAGTTACGGTTAAATAACGTAGTAACTTCAAGAGTTGTCTTATATTCGTTTTGAAGTTTTTGCATTAAACCAATACTTTTATCAAATGGATCACCACCGATTAGAGTACGTTGTGTTTTTAATGTCTGGTTAAGCGCAAGCATGTCTCCATCTAATGCACCAGCAGCTTTAGCTGTAGCCAGAATTGAAGCTTGACCTTTTGAATTACCCTGAGCCATGTACTCAAGAATAAGATTTTGACGTTCTAATACAGATACAGATTTACTTGCTGTATCAACAGATTTTTCTTGTGCTTGTTGTAATTTAACTTGTGCTAGAGCAGCTTTAGCAGCAGCTTCTTCAGCTTTAGATAATTCTTTGTTATTTTTGATGGACTCAGTAGTTAAGTCCTTCATTGGTTTATTTAAATTAGATACAGCAGTACCTAAATTTGCAACTTTGGTAGCTGCTTCTTCTAATTGTTTCGTATCAACTACGAACTTTAATTCTGCTAAATCCATAGCACTTTCTCCTGTTATAACGGAATTCTATATTTATATACCCTGCAGATATACAAATATAGAAGCCCTCGTTAGAGGGCAACTATTATTTTTTAGAGGCTTTCTTGCGCTCCAACTCTGCTTCTTTTGCGTAGGAATTTAACGCTTCATTATCAAATTGTTTAATTAATTGTAATTCCCATTCTTCAATATCAATACTTGCTAAATCAACATAAGCTTTGATATCTGAATATGATATTGGATTAACTCCAAAACCATTAGATGATCTTGAATTATTTAAATCAATAAACCATTTCCAAACCTGATGACAACTCTCAGGTAATTCTTTTAAGTCTTCCAATTCTTTTGGTTTAATACCAGTTTGTCTCCATACTGAGTTTAACTGATCACGAAGACTTCCTGAATTACCTGATTTTCTACCAAGTTCAAATTCTTGTTTTGCAAAAGCTACAGCGTCTTCTATTTCATTCGGATCGAAAGTTTAACAGTTGACCTGCTTCCTCCATAACCTGATCTTTAATCCATGAGTACTCTTTAAAAATACGTTCTGCATTTTCTTTTGTAAAAGCTACATCTTTACCATTTTCAGTAATATTCTTCCAACCAATAACTCGTACAATTGCTGATTCAATACTGAGTTCTTCAGCTTCTTCAAGCGTCATATCTTCAGCATCTTTACCTCTGCGTTTGGCTTGTTGTTCACGTAGTTTAAATTCACTGTACTTTTTACGACCAAATGCTTTTACTGTTTTAGATTGATCACCACGTACTGTAATAAATACACCTGTACCTTCACCTGTACCGGGAAGCTTAAGTTCAAACTCATAACCAGCTTCTGCGATTTCAGTGTAGTTGTGTTTTGCTAAATCGAATGTCATAATGTCCTTTCATTATTGTTAATCAAGTAGTGATTATAGCATAATTTTTCAGATAAATCAAGAGGTGCAAAAGAAAAAACCCCTCGGCTTTTGACCGAAGGGTTGTATCTCAAGTTATTTCGTTAGCAATTAAGCTGCTGAATCTTGAATTTGAATTGTAGTAGCAGGTAGACCTGCAGTAGTTACATCATTTAATAGAGCTTGGAAGCTTGTGGAAGCAACAATACCTAGTTCACCGTCATCTTTAGAGAAACTACCTAGTTTAACTTTAGGCAATGTGAATGTTACGAAACCAGATGTAGCAGATGAATCTGAGTTCAAAGCTAGAACGATTGATACAGGAGTTTCGGTATCAAAGTAACCACGGAAGGTAGCATCTTGGAAGTAAACGCTCAAATTACCGGTAACACGAATACGACCACTGAAAACATCAGCAATTGAATTAGAACCAACAGCAGTAGCGTTCTCAGTTGCTCGTTCGATAGTAAAATCTGCAGAAGTAATCAAAGCTACTGGAGCACCACCAACAAGCACAACACCATTAACAGCAGCAAAAATACCGTTTGTTGTTTGAGCTGTAGGAGATGTGAAGTATTGACTTGTACCTGTTTGTGCTAGGTCTTTACCAGCAAAACCAATGTCTAGAGTACTCAAACCAGTAGCAGGAAGTTGCACAGCAATACTATTAACTTTCATACCAGTGAAAACTTCAGATTGAGCAATATCAGAGTACCATTCTTCAACAGTATATGAATCATCAGTATGACCTGTTGTTGGTACATAAGTTTGCTTACCGGGAGCAGTAAGAGTTACGCTTGTACCAGTTGCTTGTGCTGTCAAAGCAACACCGTTCATTGGAACTACAACTAGGTTAGTAGCAGAAATACTAGCTACTAAAAGGTTACGTGAGTTATCAGCAGTTGCTGTTAAACCAGATGCACGAACAACCATACCAACTTTAACACCGTCTGTCAACCATGAACCAGTAGAACGAACAATGGTGTAAACCGTACCAACTACAGTTACTGTACAACTTACAGCAGAACCAAGTGTAATAGCAGTAAAATCTTTACCAACTACTGAACCCATAAAATCAGCATAAGATGCAGGAGAGAGTTCACCATTTAGACTACCATCGGCGGAACGTACACCATGACGGAAATCTGATACTTGACGATCAGTACGAATCTCACCGGACTCATAAGTCTCTTTTGTTAAGTTAAAACTAGCAGTTACACGGCGAAGTAGTTTGCCTGATGTATTACCAGCTAGAACACCCCAAGTAGTTTCTTTTTTGTATCCGACTTGTTTAGCCGTACCTTTAGAAATTGTCATATTATTTCCTTAATTTAAATTATCAACATTTGCAAATGTACTGATTTAGGTTCAGCAACCATGATTAATAAGAATAAACTTCTGCTACTAATTCAATTAGAACAGGACAGATTACTCTTTCAGATACAATAGTATTACCAGCAATTTGTGGTGTTCTCAATACATGAATCTTTACATTACCTTCTTGTAATACTAAACCTTTTGCAAAATGATTACGAATCAATTCGGCTCGATTTATAACTTCTGAAGTTCCTTTATTTGCAGCACCAACTACGAATACTTGCATTGTTACTCTTTCTCTATGAAAGCCAGTACCAAGTACAGGATCATCTGGAGATTGAATAGTAAATTGTACTCGTTGATACAAGTCAGTTGGTGGGTTAAAACTAACACCTTCCCATGCTGTTGATACAGTAGGAGTCAAAGCATTTAGCTTTCTTTCGGCTGCTCTTTTAATTTCTATAATTGCCATTAACTTGCCTCATAATATTCGTTTAATTCAGACCTGTAGATACCATAGATAGCATGTAATGTGGGTTCCATAACACCATAAGGTGCTTGTGCAGAATAACCATTCTCTAAAGAATCAAATGGTGGTTGTGTAAATCCCGGTGTATTCATATATGGTACACTGTTCATAATGTATACAACATCACCAAGTTTATATGTTACAGAGGCAATATCAGCATTTTCCTTGATATTAATAGCGTCAACTGAATTTGCTCTTTCAGGTACAAGTATCCTTGATGGAGAATTCATAGTCATTGTCCAACCACCTTTAGCAGAACCTTGATATGGTAAGAACCATTTTAATCGACTTCTTAGATTATAGTATTTAAAATTATTTACATCATCACCATACGGTGTATTATCAATAGCTTCAACCGTTACTTTATAAGCAAAGATTTGTACCATGCCTTCCATTTTACGAACAGCTTCTTCATGGAACTTCTTTAAGCTTTGTTCTAGTTTTGAAGTATCGCATGTAACTCGCATGATTAACCTTTAACAGTTAGAATCTTGTACAAAATCACAAGACCATCAGCAGCGTGTTCAGTTACAGAATCTACTGTATAAGTAACTGCATCAATTGTAATCTTATCTTTAGGTGCAGGTACAAAACTCAAGTTATTATTAGCTAAATAAAACAGTGCAGAATCTCTGCCGATCATATTTGGAAAATTATACTGACTAGCTCTAATATGCTTTTTATACATTCTTACAGTATGTGCTGTTTCAGTATTAGTTGTGCTACCAGTTTCAATATTATAAGTACCTTCAGTAACTATTGTATAAGTACAATTCTTACCGTGTTCACTAATAGCTCTTGAAGTAATCGCTAAATATCTGTCCATAGCGTTCCTTTAGTTAAATACCAAATGCACTAGGACGAACAATAAATTGTAAATCTGTAGGTTGGTTAACAATGTTATTATCTAAGTTAGCATCGTTGGCTTGCATATCAGATAGAGAAATACCACCAGCATAACCTTGTACTTTATCGTACATTGCATTTAAATCAGGATTCTTAATATACATTTGCAATGCTTGCATATAGTTTTTAGCAGCAGAAGCACCTTTAATACTAAAGATATCTACTGTTTCATCAGTGCGCATTGAAAGCTTCAGCATGATACTCTTAGCGGCATCCATAGCTGATCTTTGCAAAGCATTAGAATTCTTGGTTAAAAAGTATTGATACTCAGCATCACTCATGATAGGGAATTCGGTAGATGTATCACCTAGTTCATAGCGAAGGTCTTGAATTGTAGCCATTTATTGTTCCTGTAATTTGTTTGATTTACTTAGATTTTCTTTTTTTTTACATTGATTATCAAAGCCACAAGTTTGTGCTCTATTTTTATTAAAAAGATTCATGTCCTTTTCAATCTTACATTTACTACATGTTTTTATACATGATTTCTCCCGAAATTCCACTTAAAGACAATTAGCAGGAACTGTGGATAGTAGTTCTTTTCGGGGATCAGCCTAGCTAATTTTATCTAACATAAAGACTGTATTCTAACATAACAAATGTTAAATTGCAATACTTATGTTAGAAACCCTCCGAAGAGGGAATCTAATTATCTAATGATTAGTTAGAAGTGGTTAGCTGAATAACAGCTTGTGGGCGGCGAATCAAGTTCAAGAAGTTAGCTTCTGATTGAATTTGGATTTCGCTATCCTTTGGATCACGGTATGTGAATACATAGGCTTGCTCACCGATTGTGTTAACATGGCTGAACTTGTTAGCAGGGCTAAAGTAAGTCTTGAACATGTCAGCAGTACCTTGTGGTAGCATGTAAGCTTCGCCAGCAGGGATTAGAGCAGTACCATTGTAAGAACCACGGTATTCAATGTACTCAACACCACCGTGTACGAAACGGCGATATACACCAGAACCTAGACGGTTACGTAGAGGCTCTTGAGTGCTTGTGTAGTACTTGTAAGCTTCTTTAACAGTAGCATGGTTGATTAGCTTGCCGAAGAAAGCTGGTGAGCAGAGAACTACGATGTTGCTAACGACTTCACCGCTTAGGATGTTGTCTTGAATGTGAGCAATACCTTCTTCTGACTTAGCGTTTAGGTCAGTAGTAGAAGTACCGAGTACGAAGTCGATGGACTTACGGGTTACACCGAAATCAGTGTAGAAGTTACCAGCAACAGTACCGTTAGGAGCGTAGATCGCACCGCTAGTGATAGCGTAAGCACGAGCAGCTTCTAGAGTTACTGAGTGGTTCATACGGATACGCTCTAGCTTACGAGCGATAACAGCAGCTTCAGTTTCAGCTTGATCAGCAGAACCGTAAGCACGTTTACCTTGTACGTCTTCAGGCTTAACTCCGTCATCTAGTGGGAAGTGAGGGATAGCGAATGAACGTAGAGCACGAGTATCGCTCTTGTTTACGTTGTTGCGCTCACCACGGATTTTATCGGTAACTAGACCGAGTGTGCCTTCGTTGGATTCAACGGTAACGCTGTGTTGAGCTACGCCTTCTTCAGAGAATAGACCTAGTTCGTTGATCAAGCCCCACTTATTAGGAACTAAGAGTAGTTCTTCTGTGTAATCAACTAGCTCAAATGGTTTTTCAAAACTACGAGTTTGCATTATAATTTCCTTGTGTTATTGTTCGGTAATCTTTTAGATATTAAACTGCATCGTTGCAGAGAATATCCTTAGCTTCTAGAGCAGCGTATACAGCAGCTTTTTCAGCATCTAGGTTATAGGTAGCATCTAGAACTAGACCGTCCTTGGATACGATAGCTGGACCACGTACTAGGCATAGAACCTTAGTATCAGTAGTAGCAGCAACAGTTTGTTCAACCATTACGATTGCGTCAGCAACTTGTGAACCATCGCTGGCAGTTTGTACAGCAATTTTGTACTTACCATCAGCAGTTACTTTACCTAGAACAGTACCGGGAACTAGAGTAGCGGCAGTACCATTATAGGTAACAGCTACACGGCAGTAACCAGATTCAGGGAAGAGTTCTTGCTTAACAACGTTAGAAAGACGTTTTGCTTCAGTGGCAATTAGAGTCATTTTATTTTCCTTTTATATTACTTGTTTGCTTGCTTGGCTTTAAGTAATTTTGCCACAGCAGATTCTTGAACAACGGTTTCTTCTTGAGTAGAAGCACCTTTTTCTACGAACATCTCAGATGTTTCTACAGTAGTCATCATTGCTTCGATAGCAGCGAGGAATGCAGTAAAATCATCTTCGGATTCTAATGATAGAGCAGCCTTAGCGATTGCTTCTACTTTGCTTTCGTCTTTAACGATTGCTTTAACTTTTTCAGTTTTTGCTTTATTGATAGCTTCTTTTTTCTCAGCTTCAAATTGAGCGATTGTTTCCATAGCTTTTTGTAGTTGTACCTTCTGCTCGTCTAGAGCTTTTTGTACAAGTTCAAATTGAGCTTTTTCAACGGTTTCGACTTTTACTTCGTCTTCCATCTTGGTTTTCTCCAATTCTTCTTTGTTAACAGAGGTAGACACCCCTTCAATATTCTCAACGCCAGCGTTTGTTGAGGTATCAGTACCGTCTGCGGAAGCAGCAGGTTCAGATTCTTTTGTAGCCTTCTCAATGTCTTCAAGAGCTTTTTCAATACGTTCTTGATCATTAAGCATTGCTAAATATTCTGTTTCATCTAATTCTGATAGAACTTGTGATAGACTCTCTGCATCATTGGCAGATTTTAAAATCTCAAAAGCTTCTAGTTTAGATTGGATATAATCTTCATAGTCTGCGGTTTTAGCTTCTTCAGTTACTTCGGGCTTTTCATAACCCATCATACGAGCTAGAACTTCTGCATCTTCGTAATATACAGAAAAGAACTTACGTAGAAAATCAGGTAGTTCCATAGTTACACGAACTTGTTGCATTTTCTGTACAAACTCTTCGCTAAACTTATTAGCTTTTAGTACAAGTGCATAATCGTGTGTATTAGCTGGACCACCTTGTTGCTTTGAAGTAAGAGCTACGTGAGCACCTTCTTTTTCAAAGCTGATATCGGATAGCTTTCTTTTAGCTTTTCGTTGTGTTGCCATTATTCATCCTCTTCGATTGATTCGACAGATGCTAAAGCACCAATACTCAAACCATTAATTTCACCAGACTTGATTAATTCCCAAAGATTATCATCTAAGGATTGAATAGTTGCTAACCAAGTGCCTTTTTTAACAAACTTATCACCTAGTACAAAATCACTAGGGCAGCAGTAGCTTTCACAAAACTCAAAAGTGTCTGTTTCAACTAAATGAAATAGATTAGCTTTCATGCTGTATTTATTGAAGTTATGACAAGCTTTACGAACTTCAGCTTCACTGGTTACATCACCGTGTGCATCAACTTCTTCTGGAACCATAACAATAAATGTAGCTTGTTTTAATTCTTCATCAACTGCTTTTGTAATGGGTAACTTAATTCCCGATAAGATATCTTCTGAATTAACTTCAGCATCTGTAATATCTTTAATGTAGCTCTTTAGAATATCTTCCTGCTTTAGAATTCGTCTAGCAAAAGCTAAACCTGCAGAACCACCCCAAAGTAACCAAGCGATAGTACCAGCAGTAGGTCCACCATCAGCTTCCTTCTTTTTAGGTGCATAATTCTTTTCGTGTCTACTAAAGAAAGCGTACATCCTTTTAACCGTATCTAAGCTGAGATTACCATTAATGATATCTCTTGCTCTTGCTACACCGGAACCTACACCTTCTGACTTAGCTTGAGAAGCATCTAAACCACCACGATTCCATTTCTCTCGTAGTGCTAAACCTCTTCTAGCATTATTTCGCATCGCATCCGTTGGAGCGAAACTCTTAGCTTTACTAATTTTTTGCTCTGGTTGCATGTTATCCTCTTTAGTATTCATATTAAACATAATTATACCATAAATATATTGGAAAATCAAGTGAAATTGTTAGTTCCACTTGATTTACACTCAATATTTAATCATAACTTATACTTTACCACCTTTATACAATGATTGTAAATATAAACTATATGGTAATTAAAAGACTTTTACTGAATTATAGTAAGCCGAAACAATTGGATTATTTCCATAATAAATAGAAGTAATATTTGTAGTTCCGTAGTAAATAGATGATGTCGATGGTGGCTGAACACCTGATATCACAAGTGCAAAATTACCTACACTAGTTTTGGATTCTAAGGGATATGATTGCGAAGTGTCATATCCTACTAATTCAAATAAAGTCATAATTAAACATCTACACTATCAGGCCACTTTGTTTTGATAACAGCATAACCTTGTTGCCATAGGTTTAATTCGCTTTCTAGATCAAAGTCACCATAAATTGTTTCACTTCTATGTGGAAATTCATCATTTTGTGCATGTTGTAGGGATTCATAAACACCTATATCAATTCTCATTTGTAATTTTGATACTTCAATATTTTCAATTCTACAATACTGTTCTCTATAAGTATAACCACGTTCGGTTTGAATATCGGTAATAATTGCCATTTTAAGCTCCAGAAATAGTTAGGTTGTCGAGCCAATAAGATTTAGCTCCTTCAGAAAAACGCATAATCCAAGCAAAATTTAATTCTTCTGTGGCTGTTGCAGTAAATGTTAATGTGAATTGCTCCCATGTATTTATACAAGCAGTTGTCATATTTTGACCAACAAGTTCACCTGAAGAATTTTGAATAGTTGCTCTGCAATCACCAGTCAAATATGTCGATTGATCTGTCTTGATATATCCTGTGACTGTGTAAGAAGTACCGGAAACTACAGGTATTTTTATTGTTTTTGAGACTTTAGATGATCCACCATACTCCCAAAGCGAAGCATCATAAGTACTAAGATAAGCTTTTAAACTTGGTCCTACGGTATTATATACTGTTGAATCTAATGAAACAACAGGTGATCTACCTTCTTGTGGAGGGGTGGTACTAGCAACTATACCATTACCAACACCTAACATCTCAACAGGGTTTCCACCGTCCGCAAATTTAATAAGTACATTAGTTGGTTGGGACCATATGCGTGGTAGATTTGTTGTTGTTTGACCTGCATCTATTTGTAGCAACAATGGTACATTATAATTTGACATTGTGGGTATCGGATCAATAGTCTGAGGCCATATTCTATAACCAGATAAGTTATCAGGTGATGTAGCTGTAAGATTAGGACAATTTATCTTTGGTGTCGAAAAGACTGGTGAAGTATAATTAACATCACCAACAAGTGAAAACTTATAAGTACAACTGGTCACAGTAGAAGCTCTACGATTTTGGTAAATAGTTGCATTTATATTTGCTGTATATGGTCCAAAATTATATGATACTGCTGTCAATGTAATTGCAGAATAGATATCAATTGATGTATTAAAGTTAAGAATACTTTTTGAAATACCGTTTGCAGTAGAAGTACTAATTAAATAAGTAGCAGTAAAGAGGACAGCATTTTCTACATTGTAAGTAACATCTTCAGAATAGTTTGAAGCACCAAGAGGGCCACGATATTGATTTTCTAAATTTACTACACTATTTTTCAAATAAACATTTGAAAAACTACCATGCATATGTTTTATATTTATTGTGACACCTTGTATAAAGGTAGCACCACCTTTACCCCCTACAGCTAGATAGCCATTTGAGGTTGCATGAATTTGATTTAAATTTAAATCAGCATTATAAAACATATTGACAACAGCAGTTCCGTTAGCATTTCTACTACCCATAAAATGCGTGTTGGACAAGTCATATGTTGATTTTCCACGAAAATAATTTGTAGCCCCAGTTGCATCAATATTCCAAGTATATGCACCAACTGCATAAGAAGTTGAAAATAGAGATTTAGCTGTTCCATCTGTAACTCGAACACCATCTGCGACCCATCCATCTGAGAACGTCAAATTAAAAACACCATTGTTACTTATAAAAATAGTACCAGATGAGCCTGTTGTACTAAATGGTGCTGCTGTTGAATCAACTTTTCTTATGGTTAATGTCTGGTTAGCAGCGGTGCTTTTGAGAGGTAGTACACCTGTTGTTGCCTTTAATGTAAGAAGGTTTCCACTAACAGCAACAACATATTCAAAAGCATCTACTTCTTCAATATAAATAAATGTACCAACAGGAAAATCACTACCTAATGCACCACCAGAAGTAATTGTAATCTGGTAATTATTAGTATTTGTTGCACCGTATACAGTAGATGTTAAAATCGTTGAAAGATATTTAGAAACAATTCGTACCTGATCTCCATCAACAAGAGTAGCACGAGTAGTTGATGCTGCTGAATAAGGACTTTCCCAAGTTCCTGTACCGTTAGTTGTTGTATAAGGGCTGACGTAATAAATAGCCATATTTATACTCCTGTAACAATGTAAAGTGTATCGGCATTAGGGGTTTCTGGCATAGCTGTAACCACAACAATTGGAGTGCCAATAATCTCAGAAACTGGAACTTTCTTTGTTACACCATTTTGAACGATAGGTACAACTTCTGTTCCAGACAGCGGTGTTGTTGCACTCGTTAATTGACTAATTTTTGAATCTGCCATTTATTTACTCCAATAATAATAGAAAGCCATCTTCAAGTAACATATTTGATCCATCTTCTAAAAGTAGATTAGCTACTTCAGATGAACTTGGAAAAATATTTCTCTTGAATGGAATACCAATACCCATTCCTATACGCATGATATTTCCTTAAACAAAAGCTACCATATTTGTAGCAGAAGTACCTGTTGATTTAATTTGTTTTACAAAGAAAGGTCCAATAGTTGCTCCAGCAGGTACGCCAGTGAAAGTTACAGTAACATTATCTTCTGTTACTACGGTTACATCTCCTGCACCGCCTACATAAACTTGACGAATAGCTGGAGAGAAGGTTGTGGTGTCACTTTTTGTTACAGCGAACAAAGTAATACTGGGCCATGTTGGTTCTTGAATCATGATTTTTCCTTTAGGATCATTGGTGAATTATAAGTTGATTTGACTAACACGAAGTGTAGCCGAGGGTGTAGAAGGTGCAAAAGAAGTACCAGTAGGTGCATTAATAGAAATCGCAAGATCAGTTGTAGCATACATTAATTCAAAGTAATCACCAATTTGCATACTTAATGAAAAACTCCAAGATGGTACTAGTTCTACTCCATTACCAACTAAAGTAACTTTGGATGCGCTTCTTGGAACATCAACACCGTTCTTTCTAGCCCAAATGTATATTTCTTTTTGTGAAGAATTTGAAGATGTTAATTGTAGTCTAAAATCAAAAGAGTAAAGACCTGCGTTATCTGTAGTAATTCTATTTTCATTTACTACTCTTACTCCACTTGCAATATCTGTATTTTCAAAATGCACATTATGTGGAGTGTTTATAGTTGGAGGTGTCTGAATTACAGAACTTGAGAAAACACCATAGAATAAACGAGGAAAAATAATAGGTCTTGCTAATATAATACCTTGAGTGGCATCTGCTTTTAAAACAGCAGCTACTGAAATTACAACATTCGGTGCTGTGGGTTGAACACTTGTGAGTTTTCCCGGCATAGTTGGGTGTGCCCAAAGTAATGTACCTTTTTGCCAAGTTTCACCTACATCAGAACCAGTGGTATTGATATTACGCACTTTACCTAAAATAGTTGCTCTTCCTCTTTGACCGGGAATTAAAGTATTTGTTAATACTCCAATAATATATAATGAAGGTACACTACCGTCTGCAAGTAATGGGGAAGCTTCAGGAATTTCTTCTAGGGAAACACCTGAAAATTTTACTACACTTCCATTATTCATGGTGGTAGCAGTTTTATTAATTACTTCAATATATTGCTCAAGACCGACTTGTAGGATTGAACCATCGTTTTGTACGATATCTAAACAATCTTCAAATTCATTCCAAGTAAGCATACCGGGAAGATAGTCCTCTGATGTATAATTGGCAGTTGTGTTCAGATGAACATGATCGAATACAGGGTTTACACTGACTCCAATTCTTTGATCAATGTGCTGTTCTACTGCTTTACCTTTGGTTACTACTCGTCTACCATCTGACATTAGAATAACCAAATGCCCTTGTGCATCAAATTCTGCAGCTTTTACTGTAGCCGCCATAGGTAGTTCATTTTCAGCTTTAGATACAACTTCAAAAGGATTTGTATAGCTTCTTAGGGATTCTACGTGAGAAGGTAATTTTGGTTGTTTAACTTTAGCAGGTTGATTCTTGCGTTCTTCAATCTTAACTGCGTTAGTTCCAGCGAAGATTGATTCTTCTTTTGAAAAACCTTTATCGAGAGAAGCGTTGGCTACTTTTGCAAATAATTCCCTTAATTTTAAGGACTTACCTTGAATAGCGGGTGGTGTATTATCTGCAGTCCATTGCATGTTCTTTCCTTTATAAACAATAATAACCCCGAGCGTTACTCGGGGTATTTGTAAACTATTATATCATATAATTGATATTAATTCAAGTTAAATACTTGGCTTTGATAATATCTTCTACAGATTTCTTAACTTTATTCTTTTTAAATGCTTCTTCTGCATTTTTCATTGCAGCTAAGGAGGCAATACGAGCTTTCTCTTCAGAACCAGTATCCTTTAAAGTCTGATTAAAAACATCAATTGCTACAGTTTGCACAGCTTCTGATTTCTTAGACGCCCATTGTGGAACATTAGTTTTTGAGTAAGGCATATCTTTTCCTATTTATGATTTCTATTGCTTTTGGTGATAATTTACCACCTTCTACTGTATTCCAACCCATATATTCAAAAGGACGGAAAAGTTTCTCTAACTTATATACTTCATCTGCTGTACATACACAAAGTCTAGTTTTCACTATATTTTCTACACCATGTTCAGCAAATGCTAAATGCAGAGGATTGTAAGGATTATAAGAATTATTAAATCTACTGCAATGCTCTTTGAATCTTACATCAATAGAACGAGTTGTAACACCAACGTATCCTTGTGTGAATACGTCAGTGCTATCTTCTAAATGCAGCCAATATAGAATTGCAGTTTTATGCTGCATTCTCTAAGTTACCAGAGCTTGTGTCTTTACCGGAAGGAGAAGTTGCTGTACCTTCACCTGCTGTTTTAAAGCCATCACCACTGCGAGAAGTCATAGCTGGTAGAGCATCCTTATTAGGTTCCATATCATCAGGTAGAGCATCAACTCCAATTGACTCACGAACTCTATTCAATACAGAGCGATCAACTTCAATAACAGAAGTACTAGCGAAACGCTGAATAGCTTTAGAGAAGGATTCTAGGTCTTCGGATTCTAGGTTATCAAAGTCAATTTGACCCATTCTAGAAGTATTCCAACCATTTAACTCATAGGTTTGTTTGATTAAGTCATCGTTAATAACATCTCTGATTTTTCTTAGCATTGTTTCAGCAGCAGAAGCAGAAAGTGAATTCTTAACTTGACCAAGAGCATTGGAACCACCACCAGATTGACCGAGTACTAGAATATCAGCGAACAATGAAGTTAAGATTAGATTTTTATAGTATTCTTTAATCTTGGATGTATCCATTGCCTTACTACCATTCAAGGATAGTAACTCTAGTTGAAATAAAGGTTGACGAGTATCAGGATCGTGTGCTTGTGGTAGAATCAAAGCAGACTGCTGATTTAGCTGCAAGTTACGCATTACGTTTTCATAGTAAGCACGAATTGCTTTTTGATCAGGAGAAGCTTCTGAGGAAAGATACTGAGGTGGAAGCTTTAGAACTGGTAGACCTGCTAAATCCTTAGCTACACCGTTAGCTTCAATCTCTTCGATTACGCTCAAGAATCTCCATGCAAGGTAAGCATCACGAAGCATTGACTTACCGAAAGGATCACCATTGCTTTTACCTGCTTTAAACAACATAATCTTACTGCGAGGTAAAATCACTTCATTATTTGTACGACTTGAGTAGCGATTATATACATCAGAAATAGCAGATAGATTTTGCTTTACACCTTTGACTTCGTTACCGTCTTCACTGAAGATGAACTTTTCAATAGTTTCTTGATTACGAATCGGCAGCTTTTTCCAACCGATAACACCATCATCATACTTGGAACCATTTGCTTTCAAACGTCTGCGATAAACTTTTTCATGCACAGAGAAACCGTACATATTAGCAGATAAAGCTTCTGAGATGAATTCAGACCAAGTTTGATCTGTAAGGTCTTGCATCATTTCATTAATGATTCGAGCTTGTCTCAATTCTTCAGGACTAGCATCTTTAATTGGTTTAAAACTCCAATCAACTTTACCGATGAGATTTTCGTACAATGTCAAAGCAGAGTTAATTGTACTGTGATAAGACATTTGCTTATAAGTATTTACATTATTTGGAAAGTTTAATTCTTTCTTTAACTCATCGTTAGATACACCATTGAATACGTTTAAACCAAGATATCCTGATTCACTTAATTTGAAGCGATCTGGCGTATCATCCACTGCTTTTTGTACTGAGTTATTTTGTGACTTACGTGCCATCAATGGCTCCTTTGATTATGAAACTAATGAACTATTAAATGTTGGGATGTTGGAACCTGTAATGCTTCCATCAAATGGGTTACTACCTGTAAAATCTGGTAGTGAAAAAACTGGTAGTTGTGTATCTTTGTTTAATAAAAGCATAGCATCTGAACAGCAGTCAACTTGGTCATCTTTCTTTTTAGGATCACCATCAAAAACTTCAAGCTCATCAAAGAAGTCCTTATTCCAATTTGCTTTCACTACATTTACGAAACCAGCTTGTGATATACTTGAGAATGGAGCGAAACGAGTAATCTTAGATTTGACTGGCTTTGTTAACTTTACGCTAAAACCCATCTCAGCTAACTTACGTTGCAAATCTTTGGCATAAGCGCCAGCAGCCGCAGCAGGGTCCAATGGAATACTGATGATTACATCTTGACCATCACGAATAGCTGTATCAAATACAAGTTTTTCAACCTCGTGTACTCTATCTCTGATTGAAACAACATCTTCTACTGTATAGAGATTATTAGGGTCTTTAGAAACTAGAACTCCACGAGTCCAGTCAGGATTTGGATATTGCTCAGAGGGTTTACTAAACGCAAAGTCCCATGCTCTGATTCTTTTTCTAGCTCTACCGTTTGCATGATCTACAAGACCAACCCATTCACGTTTGAATAGACCAGCAGACTCTTGACGAGCAAACCATGATCCATCTAGCAATCTTTCTTTCTCTACACGAGGAAGTGACATCAATCTACTGATATAATCAGGTTGTGCTTTTAGTAATGGAGGGTTATCTCGGCAGGTAGCACCAATAAAAGTAAAGGATGAAATACCAGATTCATCACCCTTACCATGTGCAGCTTCAGCTTCTTCTAGACTGTTGTACCAAAGCATTGTGTTGCCTTGACGGAAGAAGTAACGCTTGTGTCCTGTTTTCTCTGGTAGAGGAATACCCGTATTGGGGTCTAAATAGTAATCTTCAATCCATGAACGCAGAAATGAGTTATAGTCTGGGTTTGTCATGGCAAAGAGTTGAGGTTTATAGTCAACATAAGCATTACGCATACGAGACAAAAGATAAACTATCATTTCTTCTTCAAAGTCGGTTGCTTCATCAAAAATTACTAATGAATATTGACCGCCTTTATGGTCATACATGTTACTAGCATGTTGCATATGGCTAAATTTTAGTAATGCACCATTCGGAAATACTAATTCAAGTTCTCTACTTCTAATTCTTAAATCAGGATAAATACTTGTATAAAGGTGTACAGCTTCGTGCCAGATTGAGCCGGGAGCAGTAAGCATCTTAGAAGTTCTACGAAAGATGACTCCAGTTGCTCTAGGATGCTGCATAAATTTTAAAGCAATAAGTAACGATGTATATGTTTTACCAGAACCCGCTGCACCACCTGCTAAAGTAATCGTAGCATCACTGTTTAAAAACATTTCCTGTTTCTTAGATGCTGGTGCAATAGTTATTTGCTTACTCATATTTATTACTTTTCCTTAAATTCTCTTCTGCAGTTAATATCTGAAGGTTCCAAGGAACATGTAAACCGCACACAGTCTTACCATTCAATGGAACAATATGATCGACATGGTGTAGAATTCCTGTAGTATCGGTTATTTCTTTACACTTTAAATAAATTTGTTTGATCTGATAATAATCATCTTCCGATAGACTATTTGGACATGATCGTTTTATTGTTGCTTTTCTAATTTTACTATAAGCTAGATAAAAACTTTTATTTTCTTCGTAGTGAATTTTACCAAGTTCTCTTCTTCGATTTCTTGTCTTTATATAATATTCTCTAAAGTTTTCTTTGAGTTTATTTTTATTTTCTTGGTAGTATCTACTATTGAGTTCTTTAAATCGCTCTTTGTTTTCCAAGCGATATCTTTTCATGTATTCTGTACGATCTTGCATATGTTATCCTAACACTCCACTGAATAAACAATCAGCAGGACGGTGGATAATCGTCTTTTCGGTGGGCCAACCTAGCTGTTGTATAAAATTATTCTTCGTTAACAACCTTTAGGCTGAAAACTGCTGCATTATTTTGTTGTACTTCTGTACCAGCTTCATCAGCTTGCTCTTCACCATCGTACATATCTAGAGTTAATCTACGATAGTTATCTAGAAGAATAGTTGCAGCTTTTAATTGATTTTGGTGACTTGCTTCTTCATTCTTCATGATGTTAGCAGCTTGCATAATAGCTTCAGCTACGTGAGGCTTAATCTTGCGAAGAAGCATTACAAGTTCACGCTCTTTTAATTCACGGTTAGTTGGTTTGTCAAAGATTGATTCTTTCTTTGGGCGACCATTCGGATTACCTGATTGACCTTTAATGAATGCCATGTTATTTCCTTATAAATTAGTCCCGCTTACGATTGCGGGGTAGCCTTTTCGTATCTACCGCAGATAATACGCTGTATCCTTTACGTAAGCACTTGGCAATGCTCACCTGAAGCTTCTACACTTCATGTTACCACGCAACAGATTCGTGGGACGCCTAAAACCGAGGTGACTTCGGACCCAAGGTAGGTTTGGTATTGTTAGTTGACCATGTATATTTTATAAGCCTTCATAGCCATGCTTACTTCCCGTAATAGCCGAAGCTATCTCTCGAACGGTTATTTGGTGGAGCAGGTAGGGATCGAACCTACTGTGACCTGAGTCGGAGGATTTACAATCCCCTGCCATACCATTACGGCGGCTACTCCTGTTTGCTATTTGCGAATAGCGAATGATGGAAGCGGGTACTGGATTCGAACCAGTGATGCTGCGAGCTTATGAGACTGCAGTAGTGACCACCTTACCCGCTATAAATGGCATATCCCGTAGGAGTTGAACCTACAACCTACGGATTTGGAATCCGGTGCTCTGCCAGTTGAGCTAGAGATATATAAAATTGGTCACCCTAGTAGGATTTGAACCTACGCCTCCTGAACCCAAATCAGGAACGCTACCAGACTACGCTATAGGGAGATATTAAATATACGTTGTTGTTTTGAGGTGCTTAAACTAGGCACGTGGACTTAATTTGCCAAATGCCACGGACTTCCCGGTCCTGATCTACAACGTATTAAATGGCAGAAGTAACAGGATTCGAACCTGTGGGCAGTTTACACCACCGATGGTTTAGCAAACCATTGCCATAAGCCACTCGACCATACTTCTGTAATATTGGCTGGCAAACGTGGGATCGAACCACGGACCGGACGGTTAACAGCCGTCTGCTCTACCTCTGAGCTATATGCCAAAATTCTTACTGATAATTTATTCCGCCGCCCATCAGTAAAGGGAACTTTATATTGGAACTACCACGGAGAATCGAACTCCGCTTCTTAGGATGAAAACCTAATGTCCTAACCGATAGACGATGGTAGTATAAGTTTAACGTAAGTCCCTCTCGACCGAATGTTTCTTGTGAGACTTGCCGACATACCATTTGTACGTTAAACTAAAACTTGGTGCTGAAGGCAGGACTCGAACCCACCGCCTACGGAGTACAAAACCGTTGCTCTACCAGATGAGCTACTTCAGCGAATAACCTATTGTAACAGCAGTTTTAGCTGTTGTCAAGAGCTTTCGCTCTAATCGTTGCTATCGCAACTCCCAACACCTTTAGATAGAATCTCTAATATCCATCTCAGGATCATTCGTTTCATCATAAAACACAGGATTGGTTCTACCAGAAGGATTTCTTAGCAATTCTACATCAACTTGAATGTCAGAATCCAAATCTAGGAAAGCACGATCTAGGCAATCCTCGCACTCAGCAGTTTTGTTGAAAACATTTTGCTTGAAGTAGCGGTTACATGTAATGCAGTTCATTTGTTGTATTATTCTTTTTGTTAACCATTATGGACAATCATTGCAGTTTTGTCTACAATGAGATACGAATTAGTGCTCGACTAATGAACACAGTGAATTAGTGCTCGACTAATGAACACAGTGAATTAGTGCTGGTTACTTATCCAGCTTGTACTGAAATACCTATGACTGAAAGGAGTATGTAAAGATACATAGGCGAACATACAAAGGTTTATATCAGTGCAGGGTTAAATCCTTAAATTGTCTTTAGCAGGGTTGCACCGCTTAATAGTGCAATTTACAGAAGTCTATGAATTTAATTTACACAGATGCTTGATTATATCATATAAAATCAGTAATTTCAAGCGTAATATCAATATTTCAGTCAAATACACAATACTTACTTAGAATTTTAGCATACCTTAGCTGAAGTCTGTTGTACATTCTTTTAGCTACTACGATATCTTGCACAACTATAATTTTATCTTTAGAGTTCTCTTTCCAGATCAGTACATAAGAAAACATATCCTTTTGATGAGGCTGTAGTTTCAAATATCCAGATAAGTTTCGGTGAGCCTCTTTGATGCTATTATAGACTTTCTTTGAGATCAACCTTAAGTTACAATATCTGTAATCTGTTTCATCTAAGTTTTTATGCAGGACCACTTTATCTTTTTGTACAACAATATTTTGTACCAACTCAATTGCTACTTTGTTAGCTTTAAGTTTTATTCTTCTTGCACTCTTATAAAATACTAAATAACCGTCTTCGTTAGGAAATATCTTTCGGTATCTAGTGTTATTCTTTAAGATAAAGAAGTCACCTGTCAATATATCATAATCAATTAGTTCTTTTACTAGCATACGAATTACCTTTAATCTTTTTGTACAACAAACTATAAATTGATAGAACGCTCTATATGCTCGTTTCATACCTTCAGGCTACATACCCCTAGACTACTACAAGTTAAGAGCTTGTAGAGGCTTCTAGGGGCTTTCTTGAAGGTTTTAACTGAGCAGCTTCAGTGCGTGTTGCAACGAACCGTCCGTAGGACAGGCAGAGCGCCTTGAGCGTCCAAGCTGAATGATGTTAATAAATTTAGAAATTTACAAAGTCGTTATATAGATTACAACATAGGTTAAACTTAAAGATGAACTTATAGTTTACTCTATGTTATAACCTATATTAATCTTAAGTTATATATATCTATTACTTACTTGCTTGTTAATGTAGAGTACATTTAATGTTAACATTAGCTGTTACTATTAGATGTACTTATATAAGTACAAATATAGGTTACTGTACATTATAACGTATAGTAACTATACGTACTAACTAATGTTATAACCTATGTATATACTATATGTATTTCTTAGGGTATCACATGAATTTGCTTTTGTCAAGTACTTTTGTAAAATATTTTAGTTGACTTCTGCAGCACTTCATGCTATAATTCAATTAACTTGATGATAGTGCCAAGTTAAACTTAATAAGGAGTACTTATGGAAATTAAAAAAATTGAAACTTATAGCTTATATGAGTTCTGTCAAGCGGTACAACAAAGTATCATTGAAGGTTGGAGATTTGACTTTGATAGCAACGAATTGTTCCCAACTGCATTTGGTTCAATGCTAGTTACAGGTATGGTTAAAACAGGTGAAAAGCTTCCAGATCAACCAAAGATTGAAACTGAAGTTCAAACTGATAATACAGCAGAAGTTGAACAATTAGTAGATAATCTAGTAGATGAGTTTGCAGATAAACTGCATGATATTATCGAAGATAAAGCTGAAGTTAAACGAGGTCGTAAACCAAAAGATAATAGTTAAAATTATTAATCCTGAAGCAGTATAGAAAGGATATCAATGAAAAGAAATCAAAAAGTACAATCACAACGTGTACAAAAAGAAAAGTTTGCTAGATCACAATTTCCAGTTTTGCATCCAATGAATGACAAACAAGGAGAGTTGCTAGAAGCTTTAAAGTATAATACTTTGGTTGTAGCTCGTGGTAGTGCAGGTACTGGTAAAACATTGCTTGCAGTGCATCATGCAGCTAAGAAATTGCATTATGGTGATATTAAAAAAGTTGTATTGATTCGTGCTTATCAACCGTTAGCTGGAAGAAGTATTGGTTTCTTACCCGGAACAGCAGAAGAAAAGTTACTTCCGTTTTATCAGCAGATGATTGATTACTTTGAGGATTACTTAGGTAAAGCAACTACTGAGATCCATCTGAAGAATAAGACTATTGAGATTTGCAGCTTGGAGACTATTCGAGGTCGTAGCTGGAATGATAGTATTATTATTGTAGATGAAAGTCAAAACTTGTTTGTACCAGAGATTCAAGCTTTAACTACTCGTGTAGGTAATGACTCTCAGATTGTATTTTGTGGTGATAACACAGGTCCACAAACTGACGTTAAAAAAGGTATGGATGGACTGACGTACTTAGAGAAGATTTGCAACAAGTACAATATCAATGATTGCAGCTTTACTACTTTTAGTAGAGAGCATGTAGTTCGTAGCGGATTGACTAAAGAGTTCGTTATTGCGTTTGAAGATGAAATTGATGCTGAGTACACAAAGAGCAGTGTCTTGGATGAATATGTTAATAAACCTAAAGGAGTAACTAATGCTAAAACAAAATAAATTTACAAATAATCCTTCTTTAGCTAGAAACGATGATGACGAAGATGATGAAGTAATTGTACGTGGTAGTTCTCAGCATTTACCTTACTTTGAAAGTACAAAGACTAATCGTTGCCTTAAAGCTTATCTAGATGAAAATATCAGGGAAGCTAAGTATTATAGAAATTGGTTACAAGCTACTGAAAGTTTAGGTGAAGGTGATCTTATCCTTTTAAATATCAATAGCTATGGTGGTCAACTCGATGGTGCAATTGCCATTATCAACAGCATTCAAAATACAGATGCAGACGTTCACGCTAACATCGAAGGTGTAGCAGCTAGTGCAGCTTCACTTATTGCTTTAGCAGCACCAAGTATCAGTGTTTCTCCTTACGCTACCATGATGGTGCATTCTGCTACTTTCGGAGCTTTCGGTAAGCAGTCAGATGTTATCTCTCATGCTTCATTCGTAGATAAGCAAGTTAGAACACTAATGCATAGCATCTATAAGGACTTTCTAACCGATAAAGAACTTGAAGAAGTTATCATGGGTAAAGAGATGTGGTTTGATGCTGAAGAGATTGTACGAAGATTGGAACTTAGAGCAGAACTTCAGGAAAAGAGAGCTAAAGCTGAAGCTAAGAGTCTAAAAGCTAAAAAATAAAAATTAAAATTTATAAGCCCCTTGGTTAACAGCCTTGGGGTTTTTTCTTTGCCTAAATATCAGAAGGGTTTAAAGCCTCTAGAAGCAAATATAGATTATATCTAGTACTTGGTATGCTGAGTGCAGTTTAAGGCTGTCTAAAGCGGTTTTAAGCAGCTTGTTGAGGGTGTAAATGGCTAATAACAGCGTTTAGTTAATGTTTTAAGGGTTGATTTTTGGTTGTAATTGACGTAAATGCCTGTAGAGCATATGAGGTTTTATTATTGCAGTTAGTCATGGGTGCTTGAGGTGGAGCGTACTACTTACCTATGATAATGCTACGATTTTAAAATATCTGATATTCCTTTTCGTTATACCATGCGATAGCATCATATAAATGTATTATTTGTTTTTGTATTCGGTATTAATCAATATTTGAATAACCAATAATGTTAGATGTGGCTTAGACGAATTTTTTTTCGTAGGTATTACTGTTTATTTATACAGTATTCATTTTTATTGCTGTCTCTGGCTTACGGATTAAACCCTACAATTAATAACCGATAAAAAAAAAGCCGGTCATACCCTTCGATATAACCGGCTTAATGTTATCATTTTATTTTATGCTTTATTATTGCAATTAATAATAAACTGCCGATAATAACCCAACAAAATAAATAAGATAATCCGACAATAGTTAATATTGACTTAATCATAATATACCCCTTATTAATTATGCACCACAAATCCGGTATTATCTTTTTTTGCTTTACCCTTAGCATATAAAGCGACAATAACCCCTTGATTATCTAAATGTCGAATATCTGAATTATCTCCATTAACTACAGATAAACCCATATACTCATTAGGTAGTTTATATTTATCTTTAAATACCACTGCAATTCTCATACCCTTATTAATCGCCATATTAACGTATTTACTGAATTCCGGTTTACCCGAATAACTAAATGTCAAATCGTAATTAGTCGGGATATTATCTCGATTAATAATCTTCGTATAATCATAGAATTGAATATCAGGGAATAATTGCATAATGTTATCGTATTGTTTACCCTCATAAATAAACCCGATATTTTCCCACTTAATATCTGAAGTGCCATTTAATCTAATAAGTGGAATTAGATTTTGTTTATTAGCCTTATTAATAAGGGTTTTAATGTTCTTAATCAATTGCAACATAAACCCTTGTTTATCTGCGTAAAACCATTTTGTTTTGTTAATGCGTGCATTTTGTACGCTTGAATAAGCGCC